CAGATATGGATCCAAAGTATGATATGCCAATCATACTAAATTCAGTAAACACAACTACTGATTATGAGGGTGCGGGTAGTGATGGTACAACAAGACTGATTATTTGGGATTTAGAATTTACAGTTAAAGGTTATATTTGGCCGGCAGTTCAAAGTGGGCAAAGTTTAGTTGGTACGGCATATGCCAATACGGCCGCACCAGGCGGTACTTCTTATGGTAGAGTATTATCTAGCATGTATATCGAAACACAAGATAAACTTGCTCAAAAAGTAACTGTTGATTATGCAAATGGAAGTAATGTATTTGCCACTTCAGAATCCGTTCGTGTAACCGATTCTAATAAAACAGGAAGCGTAATTTATTTTAGTAACAATTCAACAGGTGTTCTTATTGTTGGTGACTTAAACAAATTATTAGAAGTTGGAGATATTGTTAAAGGTGAATACACTAATGCTAAATACACAGTTACCGCATTAGATGAAAACCCTATAAAATCTCTTGTAATATTAACTCAAGCAAATCCAGTAAATGCGGATCCAGATGATGCATATGGTTTTTCAGAAACCATTATTGATTGGCCTAACACACTATTATGATGAAAAATTTAAATGAAAAATTATCGGAAGTTCTCGATGTAGAACCTATCGATTTTACTGAGCATAAAACTGAAATTGTTGAAGTAAAAACTCCAATTGAAGATGATGCCGAATTTGCACGAACAAATATCAGAGATTTAATTTCAAAAGGCAATAATGCGGTTGACAATTTACTTTTAGTTGCCAATGCATCAGAACATCCTCGAGCTTATGAAGTTGCCGCAGGTCTAATCAAAAATTTGGCAGACCTAAATAAAGACCTACTAGAAATTCAGAAACGCAAAAAAGATTTATCGCCACAAGAATCATCTAGTGCCAAAAACATAAATGTCGATAAAGCAGTTTTTGTGGGTTCGACTGCTGAGTTAGTCAAACTTTTAAAAACAAATAAATAGGATATTATGGAAACATTAATCGAACAAATGAAAACAATTTTAGGTACAACTTTTGGGTTGTATTTTAAAGCACACTCATATCATTGGAATGTTGAGGGTCCCGACTTTGCACAATACCATGATTTTTTAGGAAACTTCTATGAATCTGTATATGGTAATGTTGATTCAATTGCCGAACACATTCGTGCTTTAGATTCATATGCACCGGTAGCTTTAAGTAGAATGTTAGAACTATCTGACATTGAAGAAAAAGATTCTATTCCAACCGCACTAGCAATGATTGCAGATTTAAAAACTGACAATGAAAGATACATGATGCATTTGCGTGCCGGTATTGCTGCGGCTGACCAAGCAAATGAACCGGCAGTAGGTAATTTTCTACAAGATATTTTAGACCAACACCAAAAACACGGTTGGATGTTAAGAAGTTTTATTAAATAAAATGTCAGATGGATACCTTGGTAATGATAGACTGAAAAGAGTTGGTGTAGAATTATCCTACACCGAAGAGCAGGTCAAAGAAATAATTAAATGTTCCGAAGACCCGGTCTATTTTATTAAAAATTATGTAAAGATTGTCAATGTGGATAGAGGTCTTATCCCATTTGAAATGTGGCCGTTCCAAGAGGACATGGTTACAACATTTCACCAAAATAGATTCTGTATTGCAAAAATGCCTCGTCAAGTTGGTAAGACAACTACGACTGTGGGTTATATGCTTTGGTCAGTTTTATTCCAAGACGATTACAGTATTGCGATTCTAGCCAATAAAGGTTCTCTTGCCCGAGATATTTTAAGTAGAATTCAATATGCCTATGAATACTTACCACTATGGTTACAACAAGGCATTATTACTTGGAATAAAGGTAATATTGAGTTAGAGAATAAATCGAAAATTGCGGCATATGCAACATCAGCTGCAGGTGTTCGTGGTGGTTCTTATAACTTAATTTTCTTAGATGAATTTGCTTTCGTTCCTAAGAACATGGCAGATGATTTCTTCACCTCCACTTATCCAGTTATATCATCTGGTAAGACTACAAAAGTTATTATTGTATCGACTCCGTTTGGTCTAAACCACTTCTATAAGATGTGGGTCGATGCAACAGAAGGTCGTTCTACTTACAAACCTTTAGAGGTACATTGGTCACAAGTGCCAGGTAGAGACCAAGCATGGCGAGAAGAAACAATTCGGAATACATCTGAAGAACAGTTCAGGCAAGAGTTTGAAACTGAGTTTATTGGTTCTTCTGCCACACTCATTTCAGGTTCAAAATTGAGGTCATTGGCATTTTATGACCCAATTGAATCGGAAGAAGGATTGGCGATATATCAAAAACCAATACCTGGTCGTCTGTATATTGCCACAGTAGATTGTGCAGAAGGTGTTGGCCAAGACCATTCAACAATTAATATTGTTGATGTTTCGGAAGTACCATATAAACAAGTCGCTAAATATAGAAATAACAAGTTACCTTTATTGTTTTTCCCAACCATCATTTACTCGTTGGCAAAGAAATACAATGAAGCCTTTGTCTTAATTGAGACAAACAACATTGGTCAACAAGTAGTTGACATTTTACACTATGATTTAGAATATGAGAACATTTATAAGTTGGAACACCACCATATAAAAGGACAATCGATATCATCAGGATTCAAAAGGTCTACAAGTTTCGGTGTCAAAACAACAAAATCAGTTAAGAAAATTGGTTGCGCTAACTTGAAAACTCTTATTGAGAGTGACAAGTTAATTGTTAATGACTTTGATACTATTGCCGAAATGAATACTTTTGTTAGGGTAAGAGATTCTTATCAGGCAGAAGAAGGAAATAATGATGACTTGGTGATGGGATTGGTTCTTTTTTCATGGTTAACTGCTCAGTCATACTTCAAAGATTCAACAAACATAGATATCCGTAAGGTTCTTTTAGAAGAACAAGACATGCTTGGAGATGAAGATTTAGTACCAGTAGGTATTATTGACGATGGTCGCCGAGAAGAAGTTATTGTAGATAATGGTGATGTGTGGACGGAAAGAGGTTATCTAACCTCAAGCTTATAAAAAACTAAATACAAAATAAAGAATTCGATCCTATAAACAAAAGGAGAAATCCATGGCATTTCAGCTCTCACCAGGAATAAATGTATCAGAAATCGACCTGACTACAATTGTTCCATCAGTCGCCACTTCAATTGGCGCATTTGCGGGGCCGTTTGCTTGGGGTCCAGCAGGTGAAATCATTACTATTTCTGACGAGGTTCGCCTTGTTGACAGATTTGGTAAACCCGATTCCAATAATTATGAATACTGGTTCTCAGCAGCAAACTTCCTAGCATACTCAAACAATCTCAAAATTGTTCGTGCAGTCAATATTGCAACGACAAGAAACGCAACAGGCAATTCCCTTGCACCCGTTTTAATAAGAAACGATGCAACTTGGGAATCTAGCTTCTCTGGCGGTGCAAACACTTATGGTCATTTTGCCGCTCGTTATCCAGGTACTTTGGGTAACTCACTTAAAGTAACCATGTGTGATGCTAATACCTATTCAGGTTGGTCAATCACATTAACTAACGGTTCTACTATTAACGCACAAGCACAGTTTCAATCTGCGCCAGGTACTTCTACATATGTTTCTGCTCAAGCAGGTGCTAATGATGAAGTTCATATTTTAGTTGTTGACGAAGATGGTAGATTCACTGGTACTAAAGGTACTATTTTAGAAAAATTCCCATTCGCATCGAAAGCAGTAGATGCTAAAGATGATTCTGGTAACACAAATTATTATAAAAATGTGATTACTAATCGTTCCAGATATATTCACTGGTTATCACACCCAACATTGGGTGCTGATTGGGGTAGTAATGCAGCAAACACTAACTTTGATTTACTTGCAACCCCAACAACAGTAGAGTTATCTGGTGGTGTTGATGGTACAATTTCTTCTGCCAATGTGGCAACTGCATATGACTTATTTGATAATGCAGAATCAGTAGATATTTCTTTAGTTGTTGCCGGTCCTGCCGACTCAGCAGTTGTGAGTAATTTAACATCAATGGCAGAATCACGCAAAGATGTGGTTGTGTTCTTATCACCACCTAAATCTAATGTGGTAGATGCATCAGGTAGTGAAGTTACAAATGCAATTACTTATCGTAATACATTAACATCAAGTTCATACTTGGTAATGGACAATAACTGGAAATATCAATACGACAAATACAATGATGTATATCGTTGGATTCCTTTGAATGGTGATATTGCAGGTCTATGTGCAAGAACAGACCAAGAAAGAGACCCATGGTATTCACCAGGTGGTTTGAATCGTGGCGTTATTAAGAATGTTATTAAGTTGGCATATAACCCAACTAAAACAGAGCGTGACGATTTATATCAAAAAGGTATTAATCCTGTTGTAAGCTTCCAAGGTGAAGGTACAGTTCTATTCGGTGATAAAACATTGTTGGCAAAACCAAGTGCATTTGACCGCATCAATGTTCGCCGTCTGTTTATCGTTTTAGAGAAGGCGATAGCTCGTGCTGCTCGCACCTCATTGTTTGAATTCAACGACCAGTTCACAAGAGCGCAGTTTGTTTCCTTAGTTGAACCATTCTTGCGTGATGTTCAAGGTCGCCGTGGTATTTCCGACTTCCGTGTAGTCTGTGACGAATCCAATAATACTGGTGAAGTTATTGACCGCAATGAATTTGTTGGTGATATCTACATTAAGCCTGCACGCTCAATCAACTTTATCCAACTTAACTTCGTTGCGGTACGCACAGGCGTATCATTCGATGAAGTCGTTGGGAAGTTCTAATAAATAGAGAAACAGGAGAAAACAAATGGCATTTAATGTAAACGAATTTAGAAGTCAACTAACAGGGGACGGTGCCCGTCCAAATCTGTTTGAAGTTTCTATGCCATTTCCTGCGTTCTCTGCGCCAGGAAATGCACAGTCAAAACTTACATTCATGTGTAAAACCGCTCAATTACCAGGTGCAACAATTGGTGTAGTACCTGTTCAATATTTTGGGCGTGAACTCAAGTTTGCAGGTAACAGAACATTTGCAGATTGGACAATCACAGTCATTAATGACGAAGATTTTATTGTTCGCAATGCATTTGAAAGATGGATGAACGGAATTAATTCTCACAACCTTAATATCCGTAATCCAATCGCACTTGCACCTTTAGGTTATACAGTTGATGGAGATGTAACACAGTTTGGTAAAACAGGTAACACACTTAAAAAATATAAGTTTGTTGGTATGTTCCCAACTGATATTACTCCAATTGATGTTGATTGGGGCTCAAACGATACTATTGAGGAGTTTTCTGTAACTCTCACCTATCAATGGTGGGAATCTATTGCAGACGGTGTTGTGTAAAGAGAAAGGCCTCGGCCTTTCTCACTTTTTTAGGATGATTTTTAATGA